GCCCTCGCTCCTTGATCTCGAACTTTACGCCCGGCTGCGGCTCGTAGGTTCCCGTCTGGAAAGCCCGTTGGAGCTTTGCCGTTTCAAGCAGGTGGTTCATCTCAAAAAGCTGTGTGCCGTACTTGTACGGTGACGGCTTGATTGCTTTCGTTCCTGCTTCGTACAGAAAGTTTGCATCCTCAAATTTTGTCATAGAAAATAAAAAAACAGCGTGATAGCTCCATCGGTCGTAACCGGGAGCATCGCTGTTGATGCCCTTTCGGGGCTTTATCGCGGCTTGCGCCACGAAGGGACAACCTTTCCTTTCGCAGAGCTGCACCGGGAATTTTACCCATCATGTGCAGTTGCGAAATCCAAAGGCCCGACGACGGGACGAACGCCATTGGCGTTGCTGGCATCGTTGCAGTTCGCATTGCCGTTGCTGTTGACATTCGCGAAATTGGCTGCCGAGACGACGAACAAAGGTTGCCCCAAAATTATTTATTTTTTCGGACTTGCAGCGGCTTGCGCTGCTGCTTTGAATCGTTTTGCGTCAGACTTCCGCAGGTTCTTGATGTAGGCCACCAGCTTATCAATTTCAAGCACAATGCCCGTGTACCTGTTGAAATCTGCTGGGATGGTTTCGGCCACATACTGCAACTCATCCTGCAACTTCCAGCAGGCGGCGATGGCTTTGTCAAGCTCAAGCCGCCGCTCGTCAAGTTCCAGCTGACAGCTGGGCCAAATACTGTTCGCTGCCCGCAGGTGCAGAGGAATTTCACGGGAAAGATCGTGCATTCTTCTTCGTTCCTGCTCGATCAACCATAAGTTGAAATCTTGCTCCTGCTCTCGAATCTGCGCTGCCGCCTGCTCCCTTTCGGGGCCAGGCGGCAGATACTTTGTCATGGTCTCAACGCGCTTCTCGAATTTTGTTTTGCTGTAACCGAATGTCCTTGCCAGTTCCGTTGTAATCTCCATGCTGATTTTCCGAGCCATGTGCTGTGCATCGAGCCTGGACGGCGCACGTTCATGCTTTGGGATGGACATTTCTTCACTTCCTTCCGTGCTGTCTCAATCCTGCGGTACAAGCCCGCAGGATGTTCGATCAGCAGATACCGACGACGGGACGAACGCCAAGGGCGGGGCTGGCACCGGCGCAGTCCGCAGCGCCGTGGCTGTCGACACACGCGAAAAGGGCTGCCGAGACGACGTCTCGCAGCCAATACCAGTTACGGTTACAGATCATCCACGGCTCGTAGCGGAACAGAGACAGTTGGCTCTTGTCGATGGTGTAATTACGGCAAGTGTTCCACGGGTCAGTTGCGCCGTTCGGCATGGGGCTGAACTGGCGACCTCCGTAGACCATGTTCTCGTTCATCAGCTCCACCGTGCTGTCGTACCAGTCTGTGCCGGTCGGTGCGCCGTTGGTGACCGCGTTCACAAGATATTCGCGGTGATTCAGGATGTGAGCAGAGCCAAACGCAGCAGCGACCATCTGCTTTGCCTGCGTCAGGCCGTTCTTGTACAGGTCAGAGCCAACATAGCCGCCCTCGGTCGTGTTGGTGGGGTTGAACTTGTAGGAGTACAGGTTGTTTCGGGGGAACACAGCAACATGGGGCTTCGTGCAAGCCGTATCGCCAGTGTTGTGCCAGAATTTGAAATCACCGATAACCCAGTCTACGCCATCACAAGTCCAGTAATCGCCAAGGAAAAGCTCATTGTACTTGTCACTTGCGATCATCTCAAGATGCTCGGATGTAACAGAGCCAAGGCTACGATCGCGGGGCGGCATAGCATTGCGGTTTCCTGCATTGTTCGCATAGCCAAGAGCCGTCAGCCCGCCGGGGAGAATCAGCGGACCCGTAAAGGTGCCGCCCGCCTTTTCCATGTAGGTCTGCTGCGCTTCTTTCTGCAAGTCCTCTTTGGTCTTGTCGATTTTGGTGTTGACCTGCGCGATCTGCTGGTTCACCATCTTCACAGACGCAACAGCGTTCGGGTCAACGGTCACGCTGATGTTGGCAAGGTTCGAGATTGCCATAATGCCGTAAAGCTCAATGGAAAAATCGCTGTTCTCCGTGTGGGACGGAATCTCCACGCCGCGGTCGTCCTGCATGATGATGAGCAGGGTTTCGTCGCCGTCTGCCAACTTCGCATAGATGCCGACCTGATGCAGGATATACCCAGTTTCCAGATCGCCATTGGTGATCTGGATTTTGATTCGCTTGCCCACGTCGTCGTCGCTGCTGTCGGTTGCATCCTCGATGCCAAGGATTTTAAGGGTCTGCTTCTGCTCTTTCACGTCGGTCAGAGCTGCCAGCGATTCCGCCGCCGTTGTGCCGGAGCCGCCCACGGCTTTGGTAATCGTCATAGTTGCGCCGGACAGGACTTCGCTCATCATTTTCGTGCCGACGTTTGTATAGAGAGAATTGTTCCAGCTCATTTGTTCATACCTCCAATTTTGATTTCAAACTGCTGTCGATATGCCGCCACGCCCGCCGGGGCGGTTGCTGTTGCCGTATGGTCTACCGGGCGAATATCGCCCTTGATGCGGGCTGCCATCTGCATACGGTAGGCGGCGCAGCCCGCCGGGGCGTATGTGGTGGCCTTGTGGTCTTTTGGCCGCAGGGTGCCAGCGATTCGAGCGGCTCCCTGCTGCCGGATGCCCCACAGCCCAGCTTTCGCGTAGGTGGTGGAAAGCAGTTCGCGGGGGCGCAGCGTGCCCACGATGGGCACGGCCACGCGCTGGGCTGTGCCGTGGTAGCCTGCGCCGATGTAGGCAGTAGTGAAAACCTCAAAGCAAACTTCAAACGTAAGGTGCGATGGTTTTACTTTTTTCAGCTTTCGGACGATTGCATCATAATCAACAAAGCCTTCTCCGTTCTCAACATAAACGCGGAATGTATACGGCGCAACATTTTCTTCAACTCGGATTTTCCGTCCAGACATCGACGAAAGAATTTCTTCAATTCTGGCAGGATTCATAGGTGCCCTTGTTCCTCGTTTAGAAATAACCGCGGCCCGGCGCGCTGCCAGGCTGCGGCTTTCGTCCACCTCGATACCGTAGCGCTGTTCCCAGTAGCACAGGCCCCAGGTTGCTGTTTCCGGGTTTTCCTGCTCTCGCAGCTCCAAAAAGCGTTTTTCTGCGTCGTCCATCTCTCGGCCCATGACTTCATAGAGCCACTTTGCCACATAGGACCGCTCATAGATGGGTGAAACGCGGGAAATCATACGCTGGGAAACGCGGTTTTCAGGAAATTTTTCAAGGTCGAAGTTTTTGCGGTTGCTCATTCGCCGGTCGCCTCCATGTCCTTGATGCCGTGGATTTCACCAGTACACGGATAGTCCGCCGGTTCCAATGGAATGTCCTTCACGTCGCCGTTTACAAGGATCTTAGAAAAGTTTTTCACGCCCTCGGTGCGGGTCAGGGCCGAGTGGATTTCGTTGTACTTCACCAGGCCGTCAGCCTTTGCGGTAATGTAATACTCAATCAGCGCGGCGCGGAAAATTTCTTCCACCTCGTCGGCGGTCTTGGTGCCGTCCAGCTGCAAGCCCTCGACGGTAATGTTCACCACTTCGCCCTCGGGTGCCTGCACCAGCAGGATTGCTCCCACCGGCGCCTTGCGCTCGATTCGGTTGTCGTCCCTCATAATGTGGTCATACACGTTTTGGATAATAGATCCGTTGGCGGGCTCGCCGGAAGAATCCAGAATAATAAGGCGCACCCAGTTGGGATGCGTCTTTTCATACTGGGCATCAACTAGCACCGTGCCCACGCCGGAAACCTCTTTGGCCCAGCGCTTATAGTCCGCGTCACAGCCCACAAAGGATTCGCCCGAAGTTTCGTCATACTCCGCAATACGCAAGCGGAGGGATTCGTCGTCTTCCTCCTCTGCGCCGCCGGTGATCTTGTCGGCGTTGGTCACAAGGGTAACGCCTGCAATCGGGTCCATCATAATTGTAATGGCACCCGCGCCCACGTTGCCGGTGGGTCCAGGCTCTACGGCTGTTACAGCAACGTCAACGGTGCCGTTCTCCCCGCTGGTTGCCTCGCCAATGTACGCTACGGAATCCGTGGCGTATTCAATAGCGGGCACTCCGCCAGAAGAAGGCACGCAAACCACAGTCCCCTCCGGGATCTGTGTACCAGGTGCGCCGGTAAAGGTAACAGTCCCAGCCGCAGCGTTCGCTGGGCGGCGGGAAAGGCCGTCGCCCCTGGCGTGGCCATCGAGATAGGCACTGTAGGACCACGCCGGAAACATCAGCTTCAAGGTTTCCACAAGGTGGAAATTCAGAAGTTCGTCCTTTTCAAGCGCCGTCGGATAAGTAAAATCCCAGGGGAAACCGCCTTCGGTGTCGTCAATGTCGGGCGGGAGGCTCTCCATCATGCGCGCCTGGATCTGCTCCGCCGTTTCGGTTTTCAGCCAATCGGGCGGGGAGAATGCCGGAATTGTGGCCATGCTCTCACCTCCTTACTTTGAAAAGTTCAGGTTGACGGTCTGGATCTCGTCATAGCCGCGGCCCTTAATGTTAAATGCACAATCGCAGCTGTCCGGCCCGTCCCATGTAAACGTGAAGTCGCGGCAATACTCTGTTTTGGGGTTTGCCATGATGGCCTCCGTGATGGTCCGTTCCAGGCTGGCTTCCACGCTGGCGTGGTCGCTCTGCGCAAGCGAAGTTTCAAGCTCCGCGCCGTACTTGGTCGAATATGCCAGAAAGGCGTCCCGCTCCGTCATAACGGTTTTTATGCACCATTGCATATAGGCTTCGCGGCCGCTGGCTCCCGCCATGCGTCCGGCGCCGTCAAGACGAAAATCGCCGGTCGCATAGTCAAAATAAACCGAAGGTTTATATTGCTGCTTCCGGCTCTCCTCGTTCTTTTTTGTGACGAAGTCGGGGACTTCAAAAACGGGGTAAAGCTGCTTTTCAGCCATGGGAAAGTCCTTCCTTTCGTCTGGTTATTTTTTCAGGTCTTCCGCAGGGCAGATAATATCCACCACAACGGCCTCCGACTGCACCCAGGCCACCAGAACGCGGTCCCCGGGTTTCAGGCGTCGCATTTTCTCGGGGATCAGGACGTGGTGCTGGTGGGCGCCCTCGTCGCCTCCGCTGCCCGCGCTGTTCTGCGGCGGGTCTGGCGGGTCCGGCTGCCCGGCGGCCGGTATGCCAATAGTGCCCGAACACGGCAGGCCCCGGGAATCCAGAAGGGTTGTAACCTTCTTGTGGTTATGCTCACCGCTGCCCGGGGAGCCGATTTCTTGGGTCTTCGCCAGAATGTCCCCTGTTTTGCCAAGGGTCAGCTGGCGGCAGACGTGGTAATCCTCTACCGGGATTGGAATGGAAAAGGTGTTGGTTTGGAGGCTGTAATCGTCCAGGATTTCGCCAAAATCAAGGACCAGGGCGGAATTTCGGTCCTGGTCCTTTTTGTTCTGCCCGGTCAAAACCTGGGCCAGGCGGTTCACACCCTTGTTGCCGGAACTCGGGTTCACAGTTTCCTCCTTCCATTACTTCGAGAAGGCGCCTTCATCCACCCAGCCGTAAACGTGCGTTTCGGCCCAGTTCTGATAGATCAGGTGGTACGGGTGTTTTGCGCCCTTCTTTATGATGGTTATTTTGGCTTTGCCCGGCGAAAGGTTTGTGCTTGCGGCCTTTGTGTCGGTGGAAGCCTTGTAATGGCTACCGCCTGCAAAGTTCACAATGTCGCCCACCTTGTACTCGTCGGAGCCCTTCTTGTTACCGGCCGAATCCTCGCCCAAAACTTTAACAGTCATGGTCATGGTGCGGTTTGCTGCATCATGCTGCACTCCCAGCACGGTGCAAAAGCCGTTCACGGTCCTGGCTGCGGCCCGGATTTTGTCGCCCTTGTGGATGAACGGAAGATCTGCGCCTTTCAGGGTGGTTTTCCGTGTCGGCTCCCCTTTTTCGTCAAGGGTCTTCTGTGCGGCGGACTTGGCCTGCGCGGCCGTGTCATCCGAACCGCGGGTATAGATTCGCTGTCGGATGCCGTACTCTGTTTTCCCGTCCAGGGTTGCTTCCACAGACCGCTTCTGGGTCTTCTTTTCAAGGCCTATCACCTTAACGCGGGTCACAAGGTCGGCCGTGCTGATCTTGTCGCCGCTCGTCGTCAGGTTGTCGTCCTCGTCGAAGTGGTAAACGGTTTCGTTGGCATTGATGGGCAGAACGCTCACCTTGCCGCCGCTCATTCTTATAACGTAGCTGTCCGCGCCGTGCTTTTCGGCATCGTCCAGAAGTTCCGTTATAATGTCCCCCAGGTATTCAGCTTTGAAAAGCGTTTTTGCGTGGGGCTTGTCCGGGCCCTTGTATTCCCCGGTCGGGATTCCCCAATCGGAAAAGATGGCGTTCAGGGCGGATTTTGTGCCGGTTCCAGCCTTGATATAGCGGTCATCCTGGCTCTTTTGGAGGTTGTAAAGGTCATCGTAGCATACCACGGAAAAGTCCTTCATGGTGGCCCCGTCCTGCGGGTTCCACTCGATCACCTTTCCGCTGGCAACTTCCTGTTCATCGCCTCCGGCCGAGGCCGTTACCACAATAGCGGTGTTCGGCTTTATGGTCGAAGAAAGCGGGCTCCCGTTATAGTCCACGTTGGCAACCGTGAACGAAAACCGGGTGCTTAATTCGCTCTCCCCTTCCTCCCAGCCTAGATCCGTGACCGCCGGGGTCACATTCAGCCGGGTGCCGTCTTGCAGGACTGCATAAACGTTGTACGCCACTTTGGAAACGTCGATCATGCGGTCCTCCTCACCCCGGGATGGTCAATACCTGGCCCGGTTTAATTAAATTCGGGTTACTCCCGATCACGCTCTTGTTGGAGTTGTATATCTCCGAATAACGCGAACCGTTGCCGAGGTACTTCTTGGAAATGGACCACAGCGTGTCCCCAGGCTTCACGGTGTAGGTTTTACCGGTCGCCTGGGTGGATGCTGCTGCCGCTGCGCTTGCCGGGCGCTCGTCCAGGCTTCCGCCGTCCGTTTTCCCGTCCGCCTCGTCCGTGGTTTTAATCAGAATATCCTTTGCTTGCACAAAAGAAATGCTGTATTCTACCCGGTCGAGGTATTCGTGGGTAACGGTGAAATTCTGGATATAAACGTCGTGGTTTATGGCCGTGCCGGTCACAAGAAGCCGGAGTTTCTTCCGGTTCTTCTTCCAGCCGTCAAAAATGCCAATAATCACGCGGGGCGGTTTCCAGTCAAAGAGGGAAACAATACTCATTCCCAGCATGGAAACGCCGGGGAGAATGCCGTCCCAGGAAAATTGCGTCAGCTTTTCTCCATTCGGGATCTTCACCTCGCCAGCGTTCAGGATGTTGTAGGAAATGAAATTGCCTTCCCTCTTGTCGGAAACCTTCTCGGGCGTAAGGGGGAGCGCATTTCTGGTTC